GTAGGGTGGGAGGTGGCTGCGCTCACGAGACTTCGGCGCATTAAAACGAAAAATGAAGTCTTGGCATGTCGGGAGCGATCATGCCGACAATCTAATCGCTCCGCCCCCTCTTTTTGGGTTGACCCCGACCCTATCTACGCTGTCGCCAGGACCGTAGGTAAAATGGAAAAGAACAAAGGGAAAAGGAAAGAGCCCGCCCGTGATCCTTGGGATTGCTATAAAAAGCCATCCCGAAAACACGGATATAAGAATTCGGGCCTCGATGTGGTGGTTGGAGGGAGAGTTGAGTACGGGACGTATAAAGATTTTCCGTATAAAGGTGCCCATCTGTTCAGGGACCGCCTTTATGACAAGAGACTCTCGTACGACAGTTACAACATACTCGAAGACGCTGTGGCGCGTCTTGTCGAGATGACTGTTGACATCCCCCCGCCACCCACCGAGTTAGAAGAACCGACAGTTTGTGCCCTGTCGGCGGCGTTACGTAGGAAGGCACGGGCCATTGTGAAGCTCCTTCGGGCCGATCAACGGCTAAAGGCGGTTCATCCGCTACCTAAGAACATTGTTTGCGGTAGCCTCCGCAGCACTGTTCGGTCAATGTACCCCCTGTCGCTTACCGTAGCGCAGGAGTTATCCATCAAGTCCTCGACGAAAGTCGAGGCACAACCGTGTGGCTTTTGTGAGGCCGAGCAAAAGTCGCTCTTGGATAAGTGGAAAAAGGCAAGGCGCCAACCTGTAAGTGTTGACCAGCAACACTTGGAAGAATTCCGGTGTGCGTTCTCCAGGAACGTACCCGAGGGTTGGGACAAGGATAAGAAGCGTGTCTGTTGGGTCCCGAACGGACACGCCAGTGATGAATTTCACCGTAGTGAGGGTGGTAACTGGAACCGCCAGGAGTTTTGTCGTGAACCCCGCGTTGAGTTGGTCTACTCCGCGGGGAAACCGAGGATTGTAACTTTGTACTCGAGTTACAATACCGAGGTTCTCAAGCCACTTCACGATACCCTCTACACTACGATCAAACGGAAGGGATGGCTTCTTGTAGGTAGCCCAACCTATGAGAGGCTTAAACGTCTATCCGATGGATGCGACGGCCGTGATTGGCTGTCGTTTGACTATAGCTCAGCGACTGATAATATTAAGCTGAGCTATGTACGCGCCATGGTAGACGTTTTAAAACAAAAGAGTGTGGGAATGAGTGTTGACGAGATCAACTGTCTTGACGTTCTCGGAGACCTTCGGGTCGATGAAGAGTCCGCGCATAGCGGGCAGCCGATGGGAAGCTTGATGAGCTTTCCACTGCTCTGCTTGGCAAACAAGACGGTCGTCGACATGGCGCTGTCCTCGCTCTTGACTAGTGGGAAAATCGACTTCAAGGAATGGAG